ATGGGGAAGATTGTGGCACGAGGCAGTGAGAAGCCGGTAATATTCCGGTATCTTTTTGATAGACGGTATAATTGGGAAACTGGTGCGTTCAATTCGCAAACGGTAACGAACGACGAGATTCAGGAAGCCATCGTACACCTTCGCGAAGAGGGGATCACTCTAGCCGCGGCCAATCCTGCGAATTTTCTGAAAGACTTCTTGAGAAGCCCAAACAGAAATGCGCAGTGGCCCGAGGAGATAGCAGACGCCGGTTTCACAGCGCGGCAGTCCTACAGTGATGGAAGAGTTTTCGACTTTGTCCCGTATGCGGATGGACAGACGGTTCCATTTCCTGATGACTTCACTCTTCCTGCCGATCCCATCGTTCACAAGGTCGAGACGGTTTCACTTTCGTCGGCGGCGCGCGCACTTGGACGAGCCGACGAGTCTTGGTTGATCCAGGTTTGCGTTCATCAGCGCATTCTGCAGGCCCATTTTGCGCTGTTCTCAGAGATCGACGTCGTCGACTTCTTCCACCTGCAAAATAGCATTAAAGGTACGCCTGAAATCGACGCGCTCTTTTTGATGACCTTTAAGGCAGGTGACAAGCTTCAGAAAGCACTCGTAACGTTCGAGGCGAAACGGAACGAGCCAGTTCTGCCGGATCAGATCAAATCTCAGATAGCATTAGTGTCATACCGCACCAGCATCGAGGCCGGCCTAAACGACATATCGTATGTCGTCCCTGTTGCTGCTAAGACAGATCGCATCGGGTCAGAAAAGGTCATAGCTATTTTTGAAATGCAAGGAATTCCCGTTGCGGACGGGGTCGTGGCTTATAACACCAGCACGGCGCACGAACTTCCGCTGGCGATAACGCAGACTGTTGCCTACCAATTGGTGCCGAAAGTAGCGGGCGTCTCCGGTTGATCGATGGTCGATACTCGCACCCCAGAACAGCGTCGGCGGATAATGCAGTCTGTTCGGCAGAAACACACCGGTCCGGAGGTTTCGGTTCGCAAAGCGTTGCACCGGCTGGGGTATCGTTTTCGTCTTCACGTAAAAGGGCTTCCTGGTCGACCGGACATTGTGTTTCCTTCTCGAAAGAAGGTGCTTTTCGTAAACGGTTGTTTTTGGCACGGACACGACTGTTCGAAGGGGCGCTTACCCAAAAGTCGGCCTGAATATTGGATACCTAAGATCGAAGCCAACAAAACTAGAGACGAACGTATCGTAAACGAGCTAAAGAAAGCAGGCTGGGAATCATGTGTGATTTGGCAGTGTGAAATTGCCAATTTCGACGAGACGATTAAAGCTGTGACCGACTTCCTGGGAGCACCCGGGGGTGCGATCAGCAAGCTGTAGTGGAGTGCAAATGACTAGACCAATTGGCATCGATTTGTTCGCAGGAGCGGGTGGTTTAAGCCTTGGTTTTGAACAGGCTGGATTCGATGTGGTAGCGGCAGTCGAGATCGACCCGGTTCATTGCGCAGTTCACAAGTTCAATTTTCCGCACTGCGCCGTATTGCCGCGTAGCGTGACCGGTTTGTCTGCAGCTGAAATTCGCTCCGCGGCTGGATTAAATGCCGATGCCAAGGTGGATGTCGTATTTGGTGGTCCGCCGTGCCAAGGCTTCTCCATGATCGGACAACGCTCACTGGACGATCCGCGTAATCGGCTAGTCTATGATTTCGTAAGGATCGTAGCTGAACTAAATGCTGACTATTTCGTGTTCGAGAACGTCAAGGGCCTTACGGTCGGCAAGCAGCGCAAGTTTTTAGAGGAGATCGTCGAAGCTTTTCAAGATGCCGGTTACGAGGTGAAACTTCCTTGGAAAGTTTTCGTCGCCTCCGATTTTGGGGTTCCTCAACAACGCGAGCGTCTCATTTTAATGGGATGTAGGCGAGGTCTCAAGCTTCCGTCTTTTCCAGCCGCCACCACCCGCGCAGCTGGTTCATCGAAAGTAGACCTTCCTTTTGGTCCAACGGTAGAAGAGGCCATAGGTGATTTGCCAGATGCCGATCTCTTCAATGAATTGGTGGATAACGACGTTGCGCACAAGGTTCGATTCGGAGAACCGAGTCGATACGCCGCTGAACTGCGCGGATTAACTAACGACGCATGGCACTACGGTTATCGACGCCAATGGGATCCTACATCGCTGACGTCGTCTTGGAGAACGGACCATACAGAGATTTCGCGACGTCGTTTTGCACAAACGCCTTCTGGTGAGAACGAGCCGATAAGCCGCTTTTTTAAGCTAGATGCTAAGGGTGTATCGAATACTCTACGGGCCGGCACGGACGGTGCACGAGGTGCGTTCACAAGCCCTCGTCCAATCCATTATCATTATTCTAGATGCGTAACCGTGCGCGAAATGGCGCGACTACATGGTTTCCCAGATTGGTTTAGGCTTCATTCGACGAAATGGCATGGAGCTCGCCAGATCGGAAATTCCGTTCCGCCCCCCATGGCACGGGCCATCGGGTTGAGCCTTATCGCCGCTATGGGGCGGGCACCGACTCGGCCGAGTGAAACGATAGAGTTGGGCGACGAGGCCTTGCTATACACGACGGTAACGCAGGCCGCAGAGCTTCTAGGCGTCGCCGCGCCAAAGACAAAACGCGACCGCAACTCCAATATTCGCAAGCGTAAACAGCATGAAACAGAAGCCGCGCGGCTAGCTGCTCTTGAGGTAATAAGGGATGTCTAAATCCCTTAAGCGAAATGTCTATCAAGATATCATAGCTCAAATCTTTCGTGAACGTTATCGCGAGGGAGCTGGCGGTTTCGAGTTTGAACGAGAGGATATCGAGACAACTGCTAAAACCATGGGCGTAACACTGCCCAAAAATCTGGGCGATGTAATCTACGCCCTTCGTTATCGCATCGGATTTCCTGACGAGGTTTTGTCGCGGCAACCGAGCGGAATGGAATGGATTATCGAAGGAGCAGGACGCGCGCGGTATCGGTTTGTGCTCGTTCCTCTCAATAGGATTGTGCCCCGTGATGACCTAATCACTATCGGCATCCCGGATGGCACACCTGAAATGATCCGGGCTTATGCTCTGGATGACGAGCAAGCCCTACTCGCAATTGTACGGTATAACCGGCTAATCGATATTTTTCTCGGCCTTACGACATATTCCCTCCAGAACCATCTGAGGACTACCGTGAGGGGGATTGGGCAGATAGAGATCGACGAACTATACGTCGGCATGGATAAGTATGGCTGCCACTACGCCATTCCGGTCCAAGCAAAGGGCGGGACAGATCAGATATCCGTCGTGCAAACCAAGCAGGATTTAGCATGGTGTGCACAGCAATACCCAGGAATGAGAGCACGCGCCATCTCGGCGCAATTTATAGGCACTGAAAAGATCGCCCTCTTCGAATTAACTGTCGAAGAGAACGCGGTGAAGGTTGTCGAGGAGCGACATTTTAAACTCGTCCCCGCGTCCGAGTTGGATCAAGAAGCCATACGCTCCTATAGATAGCCAGTCTTTTTACTTGGTCTTCGGCCGATCAGGCGTTTGTCACAGTTAGGGCTGCGTGATCGATTAGCCCGATATGCGCCGTGAAAACCATTTCTGAAACAGTACTTCCGTCCCGCGAGGTCCGAGGTAGGCAAGCCCCGCTATTAGGCCCGTGGTAGCCGGCTGCCCTACATTTAAATAGGAGGCAATCCCCTCCCCGATGAAGGCCATGCCAAGGGCAACCGGAACCTCCCAAAGCAGCTCTATGCCGAGGAATTTCCGCCGGCCCTTCCGCGCCTCGTTGGTGTGCCACATAGCTCGACCGACCATTGCACCGACGATGGTCGAAAGCGCCCCGCCACCCCAGGCATTCAGCAGCTCATAAAGCGAATTGTATTTATCGGACATCAGTCCGCCTTTCTATTTTTGGACAGGAGGTTGCGGTTTGATGAGGCCGGACAGACCATCGCGACCGATGTTAACGAGGACTTTCAATGCAGCGAGGCCAGCAATCGCATAGGCGGTGATCTGCGGGCTAATGGAAGACTGCGAGCATTCCAGCGCACCCGATGCAAGCTGCGTGCAGCCGCTGGCAAGGAGGATCGCGACGAGCAGTCCCGAGAGGCTGATGACGATATTCAGTAAATTATGCAGGGCATTAGTATTCATCATGCTTGATCCTTTCGATCATGGATGAGCGAGAGTGGAATGAGGGCGGCAAACCGGCCGCGTTCAACGCGAGACTTCAAGGGCCGCCGCGAATTTCTTGGCATAGCCGGCGATGTCGGTAGCGCGATCAATGCCGTTGATGATCTTGCGCGCCCCGGTCCAATCGCTGACGGTGGCGCTGAAGTAGTCGGAGAGCCGTTTGCCGGTGAACCGCCCGTTGATCATGCCATCAGACAGGATTTCGACGGTCTTTACAGGATCGAGTGCCTTGTCCGGGTCTTCGGCGATTCCGTATTTCGCGTAGTTGTCCCGGCCGGTGATCTGCACCAAGCCGCGACCGCGATAGCGCCATCCGTCGCCGCTGGCCTCGTTGCGGTTGCCCATGCGGTTCGCATAGGCGCGATTGGCGATGCGCTGCGGCTGTCGCGCATAGGCGGCGGCTTGAGAAAGCGTAAAGTATTTCGGGAAGGTCGCAAGCAAGCCCGAGGCAGAATAGTTCAGATTTTCAGAGACGGCGCACATTGTCCTATCGCTTTCGTGATAGGCCGTCGCCAGTATGTAGGCCAGCCAACGGATATCGAATGGCGCGGCACGCCACACAGCAAGAATTGCCTCCATGCCATCCACCTGATTTGGCGAAAGCCGGCCGCCGAACAACGACGAGCGTGCCGCCGCGAAGAACTTCGCGTGATCCATAACTTCTCTCCATATTTTGGGGTAAAAATTGCACCATGTACATTTACATGGTGCATATTATGCCCTATGTTTCCCCCGTCGAAGTGAGGGGCACATGGGTAAACTGGTTCAAATCGGAAACATCATCATTCGGGTTTACGCGAACGACCATCTGCCCCCGCACTTCCACATTCTCACCCCCGATGGGGATGCTCTTGTGGACATCGCGACACTGGAAATCCTGCGTGGTAAGCTCGCACGGAAGGCGCAAGACACCGCCCTCGAATGGGCAGTAAAGAACAAGGCAGCTATTGCCGCCAAGTGGAACCGGACCAATCCCCGCTTTCCGATCGCTTGAGGAAGGGAAACAGAAATGGACATGCCGCGAATTGAAAGCGTATTGCCAACGTCAAATATGATGCTGGCAATCAAGTGGAAGGGTGGCGCTGAGGCTTCCGCAAACCTCATTGGCTGGATTGCGACCGGCGGCGAATTGCTCGCCCCCCTCAAGTCTCCCGATGTCTGGAAAACCGCCGAAGTCACCGACTATGGCGCAACGGTCGAATGGGTCGGCGAAGATTTGGCCATCGATGCCTATCACCTCTTCCAGATCGCCGAAGATCAACGCGATTTCAATGCCGAGGATCTGCGGAAATGGCAGGAAGAAATAGGACTTTCGAATAACGAGGCGGCAGACTTCCTTGGGGTGACGCTCCGGACATGGAAGAACTATCGTGCCGGCGCTCCCGTCAGCCATGCCGTCAAGATGCTGCTGCGCGCAAGCCAGCGCGACCCACTCTTGATGCATGCCCATTACCGCCCGCGTCAGAATGGAAGGCCGAAAGCTGCCTAGCCGAGGGCGGCCCTCCTGAAGCGCAAACTTGCGAAACTTTTAAGTAATCCGCAAATCACGGTTGCAAAACCAACCCGTTTCGGCCATCCATCGCATCAGTCTGCCAATTGGTTGGTTTGTTGGATAGAGTTTTGTAATTTGGGGCTCCCGTGACGAAAGCTGAAAACCTCTTTTATGCGCCATGTGCCATTTGCAAGCGCAAAACCCGCCACAAGGTCGTCGTCGAGACCGTAGACCATGGCGATGATGGTTATGAATACCGTCAGTCAAATGCCGTCATAGAATGCCAAGGTTGCGAAAACAAATCGTTCAGATCTCTGTTTGAAGACATTGAAAATGCCTATCCGGTTAGCGAGGAAGACTGGGAAGTTCCTAAAAAAATAGAATATTATCCCAAGTATAATCCCGATCATGTTGCGATTGACGGCATATATAATGTTCCCGAGGTAGTTGGCGAAATATACACAGAGTCAATGCTGGCGGTCCAGGCTGGCGCACTGACTCTAGCGGGTCTTGGACTTCGCGGAACCATCGAAGCGATATGTAACGAGCGAGGGATAACCGGAAGAAATTTGGAGGCGCGTATCTCTAAGATGGCCACGCAAGGCCTGATTTCTACAAAAGACAGTGAAAGATTGCATGCAATTCGCTTCCTTGGCAACGATGCAGCGCATGAGATTAAAAAGCCCAGCGAGAGTCAGATTTCTGTCGCCATTAAAATTATCAACCATCTCATTCAAAGTATTTATCTTCTGGAAATCGAGATGCATCGTACACTCGAAACAATAATCAGCCAGCCAAAAGAGTTTGAAAGACTTCTCAAGCAACATCTCGAAGATTTCGCAGTAGGTGACGAATATCCAATTGCTAAGTTTCTTGGAAAGGATATCAGGCGACTTGGGCAAGGTGCATCAGCCCTTGAAGCCCATTTGCTTACGGCAATAGGATCTGGAAAATTCACGGGACTCGCAGTAGGCAAAGTGGCTAAGTTCGCTAGCTCAAAGAATGATCTTCAGCATTTTATTAAAACGTAGATCAGAAAATACATCCAGCATGATCAAGGTACTTGGCCCCGCTAGCGGCGGACATGAAGCATTGCCGTTATCTGCGGCTGTTTCTGTTTAGGCGCGCTCGGTCCGATGGCGCAATTCAACTCGCCCTCTTGATCGCGCCCCGCCTAGTTCTCGTCAATCCGCCCAAAGCGAGGGGTGAGAAAGATCGAAGGCGTGGCGGGCGTACCCCGCACACTACTCGGCGCAACCTTCCCGACCGCATCAGTGGCATTCTGCGGTTCGGCACCTTCGCGCCTGCCGGCTCCCTCGTCTTCGGTCGCCGACTTCCCATCGTAAAGCCGACCGGAAACGTCAACCTCAAAGCCTGTCGTCTTCGTGTACTTGGAACGTGCCGTTTTGATGATGTAGGGCACGCCATCAAGCCCAGGGCGAACATCTGCAAAGAGCAGCGGCAAGCCCGCCTCTATCGCCGCATCGCCCAATACCGTTACCGAAACACTGCCCTCTCCGCGTGCAAGCTCTTTTGCCTTGGCGCGCGCCGCCTTGTCCGCTTCTGCCGGCGACGAGAAGGCATCGGGAATGCGATAAACACTGTCGCCATCCGCATCCGCGTCCGCCTCAATCTCCACTCGCTGCGCCTTATCCGCATCCTGATAGTAAGACACCACCTTGCTATACTTCGTGCGGTCATTGATATCGACTTTCAGCGTGCCGGTTTTAATGAGAGCGGGCGTAAGGATAACGGACCCAAGAGACGCGCCGGAGACTGAGAGGCCGGAACCACGCCGCGCAAACAATAGCCGCCGCTGCTTAATGGCAAACAGAGCGTTATGCCGATCTGCCAGCCGCCGCAGGAAGTGAATGTTCGTCTCGTCCTGCTGGCCTATCCACTCGTAGCGATGCTGCGCAAGATCGGGATCGATGGCGGGCGTCAATCCGCTCTCGCTGGCAATCTGCTCTATCAGGTCGCCAAGGGTGGCTTTATCCCATGCCCGTTCCTGCCGTTCTTTCAGCTTGCCGCTGCGCAAGTCCGCTGCCTTGCCGGAAATCGACATCTTATACGGTAGGCAATCGAGACTGATCTTGTCGGCCGTGAATTGCCCCTTGGGAACGAGGTTGCTGCCGTATCCCATCTTGACCGAGATGAGCGCGCCCTTGCGCGGCAGCGCGAGGTAGTTCGGCGGGCCGTCGTTTAGCTCGATATCGACCGTATCGGACTTCAAGCCCTCTTCATCCGTCACGGTGACGGATATCAGCCGTTCATAGAATGCGCCGGCAACCGGTGCGCCATCGACGGTAATTTCAACGCGAGGCTTCATATTCAATCCCATAAGCTAATCAGCCGCCGCTCTGCGCTAACGCTTGGCATGTCCGGCATAATGATTTGAGTACCGAGAGGGAGGATCGGGCCAAGACTGGAAAGGCCCGGATTGGCGGAAAGTACCGCCTCGACAACCGCCGCCGTCCGCCCATAATGAAAGAGGCAAGCGAGATCGACCGTCTCGCCTTGCCGCGTCGTGTAAATCCTTGCCATGCGATCACCTGAACAACTCAGAAAGTAAGGAGCTTGCGCGGTCCACGATGCCGCCGGCACTTGCTGCAGCGTCCGACCGGATACGCTTGAGCGAAATGACATAGGCATTCCGTCGCGGCATTCCTTTAGCATCGTGGTAGGTCTGATCTTCCTCGACGGATTGGACGGTAAACATGCCCCGAATGACGCCTTCCATGGCGTCACCACTAACCAGCATCATTTCCGTTCCGGCCAACTGTGCCGATATGATGCCGTCGAGCTGCGATTGCCCGCCAAATTCCTCCGGAAACAAGACGCCCTGAATCGTCACCTCGTCCGACGTTGGCCCTGTCCATTGCTGCGGATTGAGGTCCTGCCCCACGGATATCTCCACCCAAGGCGTATTCACTTTGCGCTTGATATTTTGATAGCCGAAGCCCAACGCCTCAAAGACGTAGCCTCCGAGCATCATCGATGTTACATTGGTCATGATCTACCTATAATTGAGTGATTTTCCTGCGGGGCTGCGAATGTCAAAAGACGTACTAGCCGGCATTGAATCCGTGAAACGGTTGCCTCCCATGGTGGTCGCGAAACTCAGTACGGCACGATATCAATGCTCGCCTTTTGAGTGTTCCAAGGGCGGACGAATACTCGCTGTCGCGCTCGTTCTGCTCGGCACTTGTTTTGTTAACGTGCCCCACTCCCACGCCGAAACCTGTCAGGAAGAGAAGCTCCGTGTCCAAGCGGAGAACCCGGACACAACAATCGTCTGTGAGGATCGCCCTGCTAGCGGGGGGGCAGACCCAGTGCCAAATAGCACCGATACCGGCACTGGCACCGATACTGGCACTGGCACCGAAACGACACATAGGCCAGCGGGTGGCGGCGGTTCGCATCCGACTCCACCGAGTCAACACTACCCCGGGATGTGGGCATTGGAAGAATTCAAATTCACGGACACCCAGGAGGGAGCAAATTCACAACAAACAAAATGTATTCCCTTCAGATTCCAAAGCGCCATATTTGGAATGGCCCAAATTGGCCTAAGGTTCCGCGTAGGAAAAGAATTACGCGAAGGACGAAAGATTAGCCCCTGGGAAGCTCAGGTAATTTCACATAAAGTTGCCTCGGACGTAGCTAAACATTTGATTGATGGAATAGAAAGCGGAGTGCTTAGCCCGTATAATGTTACTGGACAGTTCGTTGCATTCCTTCGAGACGCTTTTACGAAGCAGGGAGATGGCTACAGGGTGGAGATGTGCGCCTTTCAGTGACTCATTCGAGGACATTGACCACGATTCCTGCGTTAGCAGACGCTGAGATCGTTGATGTGAACCTAATCGCTAAACTGTGAATCCACCGCATTCTTCACCGCAGCGCCGAGCTGATTGGCGGTCGCGGAAGCTGCGGCCTGCGGGTCTGTCACCCCGGTAATTGAGATCGGAGCGTGAACCGTCACATTCGGCGGCTGCTGATTGACATCCCGCACGTCCTGCGTCCCGCTTGGCCGCACCATCTCGGCTATGGACGATGCATCGATACGAGCGGTTATCAAACCAAGGTCATCCGCGGTCTTTCCGGGCAGCGTTTCCGTGGTCGATCCACCGAAGCCAGCTACGCGGGCTGCGCGGGCACTATCCATCGCAGATTGCGCATAGACACCGGCCGGAGTCGGGCCATTCTGGGGGGTGACGAAGGACTTCAAATAGGACCCGATGGCATGCACCGCGTCTTCTGGACCCGGAAACCAAGCTTTTCCCTGCTTGTAAAGCGTATCGCCGGTATAGCTTTGCTGTCCAAATTCCCATGCGCCCGCTCCCGCCATCCCATAGAGACCGAGACGCGCAAATCCCTTGAGCATGGCCGACCAGCCCGTAAGCATTCCCGTAGCCGCGCCACCCGCCGCCGCCCCGGTTGCTGCGGTCGCGGCAACGCCGCCGGCCGTCGCGGTTCCACCACCAACAAGCGCCGCAATGGCACCGATGGTTTTGAGGGCACCGACCAGAGTACTCGCACCAGACAGCAAAAACATCGCGCTCGCGAGCTTACGAACCGTACCAGCGAGGAAGGCGATGCCAGCACCCCACATAACCAGCTTGAGGCCATAGTCCGACATCTGGCCGAGGAACTGCGCGATAGGATTTTCGCGAATTGCGTTCGTCAGCTCGCGAACGGATGCACCCCATTCCCTCGCCTTCATGAAGAACCGGCCGAGGTTTTCGCCTGCGTTCGGATCGATCTTGCCAAGCATAAAGTCGCTAATGTCGTTGACCATTTCGCGAATGCCACCATCGTAGCCGAAGCCTTGCGCAAACCCCTTGGCGCCGACCTTAATCTGATCGAAGATCGTCGCCCGGCTACCGAGGGTGTCCAAGACTTCGCTGATCGCCTGCGCACCTTCACGGATCGAGGGCAACATGCTGTCGCCAGCTTCCCAAAAGATATTGGATACCTTGTTGCCCAAAAGCTCGAGCGCGTTACCCGTGGTGCTGGCACGCTGTTTGTACTCATTCATGGCAGAGCCGGCATACTTCGTTCGGTCGCTGACGCTGGCAAGCGCATCGTCCAGCAGCTTCACATTGCCGAGCAGCGGAATGAATGCCTTGGCCTCGTCACCGAAGAAATCGGAGACAATGGAGATTTGCTGATCCTTCGGAGCCTTGGCGATGGCGGCGAAAACCTTTTTCAGCGCGCCGGGCGCATCCTTCTGCATTTCCTTGGCGATCTTCGGCAGGTCGAGACCGAGCCTTGCCGCCACTTCCCGCTGACTCTTTTTCGCGGAAGCGCCGCGCGTCAAAGCCTTCGTGACGTTCTGCATTGCGGTCGCGGCAACTTCCGGCTCCGCGCCGGCCGCAATCATGGCGCTGCCGATGCCGGCAACCTGCTCTTTGGTGAAACCGGCAATCTTGCCGAGGGCACCGACACGCAGCATGAAGTCCGTAATTTCGGATGCCTTGCTCGCCATGTTGTTGGATAAGTGGTTCATGACATCGGCAAGGTCGCCGGTCTCGGCAACCGTCAAGCCGAACTGCGTTTTCAGTTTAGCCAGGCTAGAACCTGCCTTCTCGGCCGTGATGTCGAAGGCAATACCGACGCGTGACGCCATTTCGGCAAAGCCCTGCAATTCTTCTGTCGCGATACCCGACTCGCCAGCAGCGGCGAACAGAGCCGCAATGTTGTTCGCGGACATCGGGATTTCGCCCGACATGCGCCGGATGTTACGGCGCATGTTCTCGAATTGCTCACTCGACGCATCGACCACCTTTTTGACATCGGCAAAGGCGGATTCGAATTTGATCGCCTCGCCTGCCGTAGCCCGCAACCCCTCACGAACGCCGAGATAGCCCGCACCAATGGCAACCGCCTGCCCGACCATGCTGCGGATCGGAGCGAAGGTCGCCCGCTGTTGCTCGCGAAGACCATTCAATGCCTTGGTGATATGCTTGGCGCGCGCGGTCACATCGTCCAGTAGCGAGACGCGCAAGGTGCTTTGCTGTATGCTCATGATTATTCCTTTAGCGCCTCACGCAGGGTGCGGGCAGTCTCGAAGTAGGCCAACAATTTGCCGGGCGACCACCGCTCGATGACGTCGAGCGATGTATGGGTGTAACGGGCAACGAAGACGGCGACTATTCGCCAGTCGTGTTCTTGCCTTCGTTTCCCAAGAGGTCCTTTGTTTTGGCAAGGATGATGCTGAAATCCTTAGCTTTGATCTTTTTGAAGGCGGGCAGCGGAGTATCCGAGATGGACGCCAGCACGGCGACGTTGCCGGAAAACTCGCCTTTGATGTGATCCGCCGCCATGAAGTCACCAACTTCCGCTTCACGGAACGTCAGCTCGGTAATCGTCAGCTCGCCATGCTTTACCGGCGAAAGAAGGGTATGGGTGACAACTTCGGTCATGATAGCCTCGAAAGAAATGGCCCGCGCGCAGCGGGCCGGATTGAATGGAATGATTTGAATGGGAAAATGTCGCTAGCTGCTAGAGTAGCAGCGCGTTGCGGATATCGCCGTACTGCGAGACGCCGCCGACCTTGAAATCAAAGTCGTCCATCTCGTAGATTTCCTCGCCGTCGATTTCGAGCTTGTAGTAGTTCACATCAACGGCATAGTCGTTTTCGGCAAGGTCGCCGGTCTTCCATGTGCCTTGATCGGGCTTGTACATCTTGCCTCGAATGGTCAGCACAGCGCTATGCGTGGTGCCGTCTTCATCGACATGCGCGCCCGTAATCATGAACGGTGTATCGACGCCCGGCTTGAGACCGAAGAGCTTTAATATCTGCGGATCGAGACCCGGCATCTTGAATTTGAATTCCGGAGCCTCGTAGCCGAGATGGACCTTGCGGGCCTTGATCATACCGGCGTTGCGCACGTCCTCTCGTTTGGCTTCCGGCACGGGCACGGTGATATCGCCGATCTGGCCGAGCTTGCTCGTGCGGTCGGCCCACATCATGCAGTCGCGCAGGATGCGGCTAGGTAGGGTCTTTTCTGCCATGTCGGGCTTTCCTTGATCAGGCGGCGAGCGAGAGCGGGCCGGTTTCGATTGCGCCATTCACCTCGTCCAGCAGAAGCCGGTAGTAGAGAATGTTGCGATGGGTGGTGACGTGGATTTGTTCCATGAGGCCGACCGGCTCGAATTCCACGTCGAGGAAAAGCTTGCCATCGGCGAGCGTGGTCGGCTCATTGATATCGGACAGCCAGACGCGACCGCCGAGGATATCCTCATTGTTCTTGAAGACTCGAAGAGCGGCGTTGCCGTCTTCGATCATCATCTTGAGATTGGCCTTTGTGAACTTCCGATCCACATAGAGGAAATAGAGGTCTTCAAGCGCCTCGTTCACCATGTCGGCCGTTGCGCGGACGCTATCGAACTGCCAAAGCGGGTCGTCGGTCGCCAGACGGCTACCCCACGTACGGAAGCCGCCGCGCTCGTTGATGATGGTGGCGACCTGCTTTTCGTTCAGATAGTTGCTGTCTTCGGGGTAAGCGATGGTGCGGGCAACGCCATCGATCGTGCGAATGATCTTGTTCGATACCGAACCGGATACGCCTTCGGAGGATGCGACGACGCGAGCGCGAATGCCGGCGAAGACGGCGGCGACGGGCTTTGTCACCGGCACGCCGTTGACGTTCTTGATGGTCTTCGGATCGATGATGAGAATGCGACCGCCGTTGACCGTACGACGGAAGCGAACGGCTTCCGCGTTCGTGGTGTTCGGCCCGGAGATGTAAGCCCTCGCCCGGATTTTCGGGGTTATCACGTTTAGCGCGGAGATAAACGGATTGGCAACGTCGCCGACGTTAGCCGTCGCCTTCGGCAATACCTTATCCGCCTCTTTGCCACCGCCGGTAAAGGTAATCGTCGGAGGCTGCGAAAGCGCCTTGCCCGGCTCGACCACCCGCACCGCGACCACCTTGTCCGCATCGACAATGCTCGTGCCCATGATTGCCTCAAGCTTGGGCAGAACCTTGCCGGGATCATTGCCACCGCCGGACGCCTCGACAATGGGCGCTTCCGTCAGCTTTGCCCCTTGCTCCGACATCGAAACAGAAACGACGCCCGCCTCGATCCAAGCGCCAGTATCGCCGGCAGTGATGACGACGCGCGGCTGATAGCCGGTAATCGCCTTGGCACGCAGCGCCGCATATAGGCCGGTACGAGCAACCGGGTCGCCAAGCAGATTAGCTTGTTGCGTCGCCGGGTCGGCGCTATGGGGCACGCGGTTGACGATGCACCACGAACCGCCCTCACCGAAAACGGAGGTTACGTCTTCCAACAGCGTGCCCGCCGCGCCGAGCGCCGCAGCCGCCCGTTCCGAGGTGATCAGGGTGGGATAGTTCAACGGGAAGGCAGCAGGGTCGGCATCGGGTGCCGTGCCGTTGACGAAGGTGATGCCGTTGCGCTGGACGCGCAAAAGCGACGGGGTTTCCGCGCTTTCGGCAAGCGTCACGCCATGCGCATAGGACAGGTCGGCCATAAAGGTCTCCATTGGAAATGATAGAGGATCGGGTGAGGTTTCACCGCCTCAAGTTTTCAGGGCGGCAAAGAGCAAGCAGCCCGCCGGAGCGCGGCGGGCTGCGTTGTCGAACGTTTGGCGAGAGAGAGATCAACCTACTAGAGCGGATGCCCGTACTCACGGACGAAGGCAGATTCCAAATCTAGTCGAAACGCCCTAATGAAGGACGGTTCTTGCGGAGATTTTGTGATCTACTCGGCGTGGAATCTCCGGTACACACACCAGCGTTTCGCCGTCAACGCCATCGGTCCATCCTGAGGCGGTGACTTAAAGACAGTAGCTATATTCGCGTCACTGAAATCCGCGACGACCTCTGTTGCGATTGCCTCACAGTGCTCCCGATCTGATTCGGGAAAGTCCGGGTCAACGATAAATTCGAGAACGATCTCTTTGTCATCCCAACCGCAGGTAATAGTAGCAACTGTCGGCGGGATCGCGCCAAGTAACGCCCGTTGAGCACTGAGCCGAAGGGCTATTTCTCGATCTGACTCGGACATTCGGATTCCCTTTGTCGTGAAGTGATCATAGCATCATCGCCGATATCTTTGACAACAGAGCTGGATTGGCGCGTTATCGGTGCGTTGCTGCCATCCACATGACATCGATCGCATCCGGGGCAAGATCGAACGATGCCCCGATTTGCTCAAGCAGCTGGTCCGTACGCAAAAACTCGGTCGGATATTCCCAAGCATTGAGAGCCTTGGCACGCGCCTTCGCGTCGGCGATACCGTTGATAGCCGCCGTCACTTGGTCCGGCATGATATCGTTGTCGATAAGCGCGTCTCGGAACTGGCGAGGGGTGAGAGCCGGCATAGCGGCCCGCTTCTCTTCTGGCGATGGTTCTGGCGGCTGCTTGATCAAACCGCCCTCGTAGACCATGCCCTTGGATAAGGACCCGTGATGTGCGTCGATACCAAGGACGATCTTGTTGTGAGGCACGAGCCGGGACGGATCGAATTCAACATTCAACATGACCCCGTCCGTCAGGCTCTCCTCATACGGTTGGACAACCGCCCAAGCGCCAAAGACGGCGTTGATGAACTCGCCTGTTTCGTTCCAATCCGTCAGTCCCTTACGCAGATCATACCAGTCCTGTCCCAGCTCGTTTCGATAGAATATGGTGCCGGTTTCGTTCTGCGCTCTGAAGAAGCCGAAGTTTACAACTTCCATTCTATTATCCCCCAAAAGTAACCCACCCTCGAACGGGGTCGAAGGACTGCAGATAGCAAAAACGAATAATGTCGATCTTGTAGCCGCTAAAGGAGCGAACGCTGTACATCACAGCGCCGCCATTGCCTGCGTAGTCGCCGGTCCCGCTTCCGACACTGGCCTCGTAGTAGCCAGTCCTGCGGAACTGCAGATTAGCGACACGATCGTTCGCCCAGGCATAAGCACGTTCATTCCCCCAGAAATAAGCACGATCCTCGATCCGCTGATTGAGGTCGCCCAACTGCTGCGTCCAGACCTGCCCGGCATTGCCGATCCAGAAATGGTTCTGGCCACCTTGGTCCTGCCACAGGAGAGAGCCATTCGCATCGATAACCCATCGTGCGCGCTTTACATTCGGACGGTGCAGCCAGAGCGTGGGGTCGTTCTTGATTTCCAGCGCACCGGTCATGATGTCACCGGCACGATTGACCGGCGCATAACCTAAAGCCGCCTGCTTTGTGTCCAATGTCGTTTGCAGGTTCGCGATATCGGCAATCACGTGCTTGTGCCCGATATCCGACTTTTGATTGAGCGCCGCTTGTGTGGCGTTCGAGATCGGCTTTGCCGCATCCGAGGTATTGTTGACATTTTCGAGGCCGAGCGCGCCAACCTGGGCGGCTGCGTTCGCAGCGGTCAAAAATACTCGGCCGGCGGTGCTCGCATCCGTCAAATCGGCCGAGGTCAACGTTACCGCACCCTGCCGCCCGGCTACGGACTGCACAACGTCAGTCGGCGTTCGCAGCTCCTGCCAGTTCGCCAGCGTGGAAGCCGGTTCGCTTTGCAGGATAAAGCTCTTGTTGACATCGGTTCGAATGGCAACATCGCCCTTCTGCACCGTAAGAGCGAGCATGGCCGCTTGCGAGGCGACAACAAACGTGTCGGTGATTGCCGAGGCAGGCAATTGCGAGGTCGGAATTTTGCCTGCCCCATCGAGCGAGGCATAGCCGTTAGCCGCTCCCTTGTTCGCGATGTTCTCCGGCACGAAGCCAAGACTTGCCTGCTTCCCCGCCAAGAGGGCATCCATGGTGGAAGATGAATAAGCATCTGCGATACCATAGCCCGCAAGGCTCCCCGGCTTGCCGGCGATGTCGGCAAAATCAACAAAGCTCCACGTCATCGACCCCGCCGCGCCGCCGGCAGTCAGCACCTTTTTCGAGCTACCGATACCGGTTGACGGCACATGCAAGTTGCCGTCGCCGGTCGGGTGGACATAGTTATTGGCCCCGGCCGCAACGCCATTCAGTTTTGTCTTGTCGGCTGCGGACATGAATCCGCTTGTCGCCGTCGTCGCATCGGGATGCGCGCCAACACCCCCTGCCCCGACATGGGCAGCAGCGGCGAAGGCCGTCGATGCCTGTAAGGCGGCGGAGCCGAGTTGAAGCAGATTGCGGGCAGCACCGGCATCAACGGCCGAGATGAAAGATCGGCCATAAGCCGAAGTCACACCCTGATAGGAAGCAGCCCAAGCGGTCGAGAAATCCGAAAGATCATCGGTGATGAGCTGCAAGGCAGCTTTCGCCGCCAACACGTCCTCGGCTTTTAGAATAGCGCGGCCGGTCGCGCCGCTATCGGAAAGATCGCTGGCGTTGAGGGTGATGACCCCTGTCTTTCCAGCGACCGACGAAACAGCGTTGAAGGTCGGCACGCGCTCCCATTTTTCCGGACCGCGCCGCAACTGATCGCCGGCCGCGACCTCACCGATATTATCGGCGGCGACATCACCGGGCACCGAGACAACCCAAAAGTCGCCCTGATTTCCAGACCCCGCCGAGATGGCCGGCGTATTCGTTGCCGCATTATAGACGCCAAGAAAGCTGCCATCGACCGGAAGAAAAGCGCCGGAAATCTTGCCATCGGGACCGAGCGGCGCATAGCCGTCGGGCTTTCCCTTGCTGGCCTTGTTTTCTGCCTCAAACGAAAGCTTGTCCTGCTTGCCGTCCAAAAGGCGGAAGACTTCGGCTTTCGTGTGGGCATCGCCGATGCCATAGCCGCCGAGCGTCGTCGGCTTGTCATCAATTTCCGACCAAGGATGCCGATGCGCATCGTATTCCTGCGCACGGACATAACGGACATCGGTGTAAGTAAGGTCGAGCGAGACCGACAGATCGCCGGACATTTCACCGCCGCCTTTCAATCCCGTGCCGGCGGTGACAGAGCGGGTTTTGGGCACCGTCAACGACAGAAGCTCGCGCAACGCGGCTTCAACCGTTGTGGACGTGAGACCGCCGCCGGCCTCGCGGAAAACGCGGTCTGCCTGATAGTCGATATGCGAGGTCGCGGAGATAATCCAATTGGTGCGGATAGGATCACCCGCGCCAAACGTCCGTTCGATATCGACCGCAAGCGTGCCTGTGTCGCGGTTGTAGGAAATCAGCCGGCCCAGCATGACGCCATAAGGTGCGTCGCGCGTCACCAACGCCAGATAGGCCGCAGGCGAATAACGGCGCTTGTTCGCGGAGCTGATACCGATGGTCATAGGACCGGTCTTCACCTCAACGGCCGACTTGCTTTCCGCGATAAACACCGCTCCAAGCTGCAAGTCTTCCTGTAATTGGGCAATGAGCGGTGAAACGGCTTCATCGATCCGCTTCAACCCGTTTTCCTGCAACTCGCGGACGGCCGCTCTCCAATCCTTTTCGATTTCTTCCTGTCCATGCAGACGCAAATCGAGGTCTTCGTAGCGGCGGTTCCAGTAATCCGGGTCGCCGAGATCATCGCCGACCTTGATTTGATATTGATCCAGTCGGCGCATAACCGGTCACTCCTGCGTTTCGATGATTTCCTCGAACGAGAGGATTTCAGCCTTGATCTGTTCGGCGACCGCACCCTTGATGGTGCCGCCCTGGCTTGGCCGAATGGTCAGCCCCACGACCTTGACGACGGTTGCGACTTGGACGCGATAGTCGGCGTCCGGCTTGAAGGAAGGCGTTGCCTTTACCGGCATGTTTTGCTCCCGCAGGTTAGAGTGCCACGTCAACGCGTTCTTCGACGTGGAAAGGCACAAGGGCATTGTTGGTCGTGCCCTCGATCTGAATTTTGTAGGCGGTGACTTCCGGTGTTGCTGCGAAGCTATAGGTGCGTCGGAAGCGGCCGGGTTCGATTGGCTCGTCAACAAAACCGCTGCTCGCGATCAGCGTATTGTCATCCTTGCGAAGGCTGACTTTCATCGTGTGCCGTTCGGCCTCGAACTTGGCGACGATAAGCTGAACCGTGATCGTGGTGGCAGATGTCGCCAAGGTTCGGCGCGTCGAAATGTGCTTGAACGTGGTCCGCTGGCGCCAGATGCGAATGCGGCTGCTCGGTATCTCCAAAGCAGGTGCAACGGCATTGGTGCCGGTCATGACGACGCGGTGACGCAACAGCGGCGGCAAGCCGACCAGCAGATTGGGCGTCAGCACGTTCAGCGGCTTCCACGCGCCATTGATCATCACTTGATGCTCAATGGCGCACGATTTTGGCTTGATCGTTCCGGCAAGGATATCGATGGACGCAATGCCGCCCGAAAGTGTCAGCGCCGCCAACTCGATTTCGACGCGGGACGCCTTGAAGACCAGATATTCCATCTGGAAATAAAGGTCGCGTGTGAGGTCGCCCTGATAGTACGCGCCGTCCGTCGAGTAGAACAGCGTGCCTTGCGCATACTTGTTGCTATCGACCACGGCGACCTTGTGGTTGCCGAGCGTGGTAATGATGAGCGAATAACGCTGGCCTGCCTCAAGGAATACGGGCGGAATGGCAACATATGTGTCATTCGGCGCGACCTTGATGCTGGCATAGGGAATGGTGACATGCGTCACAAGATGCGCCGGGTCTGGCGAGCCGCTGGCCGTTGTATAGCCGATGGAAATATGCACATCGCCATCCGCGCCCTTTTCCGTGAACCGGAGTTTGAGGCCGGAGAGCCAACCATCCTGCGAATTGAGGATGGTCTGTGCAATCTGCGCTCCGGATACCGTTCTGTCCGTGACCTGCGCAACCCAATAATTGTCTTCCCACGTGTCTTCCCAAAACTGCTGGACACGAAGGAGGGNGTGCGCATTGAGCGGGTCCCACCACGATTGACCATAGACGTTATCGAGGATCTGCGTTCCCGTGACGAGGAAGGTTTCGCCGTTCTTTTTGAACGTGTTGGTGGCGCTGTCATAGACACCATCGGCCCACCACTGGGAATTGTTGCAGACGTTATAGGCCGGGCCGTAGCGCATGCGCGAACGGGCTACCGACAACTGTTTCATTTCATGCGTCTGAAAACCATACTGTGCGATGGCAACGGAACCATCGACCGCACCGGCCGACGATGCCAACCGGATTTCCCGGCCGGAGATTGCCGGCAGCAGCAGACCGTTGCCCGGCAGATAGGCGCTCAGATCGAGAGGGTTGTAGAGCGAAATCTGTGTCTCGTTCCGCGCCTCATGAGCAAAGCGCACGCCTTCTTCGACAAGGCAAAGCAGGTCGAGGTTTTCGTTGTCGGTCTCGTTGCTGGTCAAATAGCGGTCCGAAGCCCAATCCGACGCATCGTCCGGTATTTCCAGCTTCTCTTTCAGGCGCGCAATGTCGCGCATGACGTTGATCAGCTCGCCCGAGCCGGCCATGCCGGCCATGCCTTTTTTGAGCGCGGTGATATCGCTGGCAATCGTGTTGATGCGCGGTTCGATCTGATCGCGCCAGACTTCCAGCGACCGAATGCGCTTATCGTTGCGGGTGACAGATGGCAGGGCGTTGGCACCTTCCATCGCAATCGCTTCGATACCGGTCGTGTTCAGCGTGACCCAGGCAATGACGATAAGCGACTGATCGACCACCGGGCGCGGCAGCGTGGCGCTTTCCTGCCCCGGAACGAGGTCGAGCTTTGCCGCGCGACGGCGCTCGACCACAAGCATGCGCGGTTCCGTCGTGTCGCTTTCCAGATCGACGAGGAAATCGCGGGTTTCGGTTCGGCTGTCTTCCTCCTGCCCGTAGGCGATAACGGCAACGAGCCGCTTCGTCGCCGACGGCAGGATTGAGACGATATTGCGGGTAGACGCCTGTTCCATTTCGAAGACCGCGCCATCCGGCCGATAGATGCGACCGGCCGCGATCTGCAATTCCGTGGCGCTGTTCTTCGTGACCACGAAGCCCGCATAACCCGGCGCGTCTGCCGTCACGGCATCCTTGACCAGCGTGTCGAAGGTCGCCCGCGTGGATGCTTGGATATTGTTGAGGTCGCTGTGGCGCGCTTCCATGCGATCCTGAAACGGTACTGTCTTAAGCATAGTCAGCTCCTGAGTAGACGGCCGGCAACAAAGGGCGTGCCAGCGACAATGAGCTGACCCGCCTGCGGGCTGCGGAATGTTTTGGTGTTGATGAGGATGGTGTCCCGCGCCGATTTCGCGGCGCGAAGGGCGCGCAGGGTTTCACGATATTTCTCGCCATCCGAGGCGGCGAAGAATTTTCCGAAATAGCTGCCAATAGCGAACGCCCTTCGCGGTCGGATCGAAGGCGTATGCACCACGAGTTCGGCCGTGAACGGAGCAACCCCGAAGCGGCTTACGCCCAAGTAGGACGCTCCCCTTCGGCGCGGCACCATTTCCGGGTCCCAAATCACAATGCGCTCGAAAACGCGCGTTTCGGATCGCATGTTTGACCAGTAACGGCGATGCAGCGGCCGGCCGAAGAATGCCGCCCTCCCCGCTTCCGCTCGGCCGTATTGCGCTTCGGGCTGAACGGTCGCCGGGCGCATCCCATAGCGAATGACTGAGGGCGAGCCGCCCGCACGACGATAGGCGGCAACAGAACGGTTGTGATCGAGCGTCACCCAAAACCGCAGGGTTCCGCCGAGATAGGTAACAGACAGCCGACGCTTTCGCCGCAACAAGGCCCGCTCGTACATCGCGTAGCCAAGGCCCGGAATGATGTCCGTCACCTCTTCGACATTGATCGGCTGTTCTAGCCCGGCCTCGAAGAACGTGATGCGCGGACGCATTCGCTCCGCCGCCTTGCTGTCGGCGACGAAGGATGCACCCAAGGCGGAATAAGACCGCGCCGACAGGAAAAGCCGCTTGCCGGCACTCGACCGCAGAGCGCGGCTGTAGATGCGAATTTGCGGCATGCGGTCGGCAAGCGCCGCGCGCTGCTCTCCCGACATGCCACCCGACAGGAAGAACGTGCCGGGCGGCCGGATCGCGCGAATAATCTCGCTTCCGACTATTCCCGCATAGGCTTCAAGGCCGGCGAGCGTGCCCTTGATCCGATGATGATAGATGGCATCCGCGATCACTCGGCGCTGATGATGAACCGGCCACTTCGGATTCCAGACATCGACCGAATGAGCGTGAGCGAGGACAGCCAGGAAGTGGACGGGCGCGCGCATCGGGTTGAGATAGGCTTGCCAATCAATCCCTATCGCTTCCGTGCGCTCGCCGACCGCCGCAAGCGCCTTTTCCATTGGCTCCGAGCTTTGCGGCAGCAGATGCGTTTCCGCGGGGATCACATCAGCACCCGATACGTCAGATTGATATCCGTCAGGTATGGCGCGACATTCGCACGTGCCGGCAGGTCGGCAACCGTGACAGGCTCAATGCGCATCACGTTTGGCACGTAAGCCGCAGCCAGAAGAGCCGAGGCCGGAACTTCGGCCCCGATATGATATCGGGCGACGCCGAAGGCTTGGACGCTCTTAAACGCGGCATCCACGACTTGCGCAGGGTCCGGGCCACGCGGCACAACCAGCGTTGCCGAGAGCGTGTAGCGATCGATCTGCGCGGCCGAGACGGTCACATCGTCAGTAAGTGGCCGAACGTGCTTTGCATCGAGCGCCTTCGCGACCGAAAACACGGCATCGACGGGAGCCGGCGAGCCGGCAGCACCGAGCAGATAGACGAGAACCTTGCCAGCACCGCCATTGACGACTCGTATGTCATGCGCTTGGGGCCAAGCTTTCAGGGAGGCGGCAAGATAGCCATCCTCCGAACCGGCCGCAGGAGCGTCGAAGCTCGCCAAATAGCGGCGCAACAATGCATCGTCGTCTTCCCGAAACATCACCTTGCCGCGCTCGTCCAGGGTAACGATGCGCACAACGTTAGCACGCGAAACCGCGTGTTCCAGATCGCCACCTTTAGCAAAGGCCGGCAAGACCGAACGGATACCGTCATTCACACGAGAGCGCATCAGCACTTCGCGGAAGGCATGCGCCTCCTGATCGATCTTGATAGGATCGGTCTCAAGCTCGCTAACGTCGTAATCGAAGCCGGCTTGCTGCGCCCGCTTGCCGAAGTCTGCCATGCGACTCGCAAGGATCGCTTCAAAATCGAGCTTTTCGATTGCATCGGGTTGCGGCAGTCGCGAAACGTCGATGATGTTTGGCGTATGAATTGCCATGATCAGGCCCCGCTGTAGATGACGCGGATGCTTGCGCTCTCCGAAATGGAGTAGTCGCCGCGATGGCCGCGTGGGTAATAGGTTCCAAAGATTTCGAGGGTAATCGAGCCGTCCGCCTCTGCCCGTGTGACCCTGCCCGCTGACATGCGATAGCGAGGTTCCCATTCGAGAATTGCGCGTGCCGCTGCGGAATAGACAGCCAGAACGTTACGGCGCGTCATCTTCGCGTCGATCAGGTCCGGCAGGTCGCTGCCGAAGTTTCGACGCATGACCCGCGAGCGCTTCGGCGTTGTCAGTATCTTGCGCACGGACTGTTGGACATGGCCCCAATTGTTAAGAGGCTTGCCGCTTGTGACGTTTAGTCCTGCCGAATCCGGCATGATCCGCACCTCTTCTTTCTTGCTTGACAGGTGAAACGACATCGGCGAGCGGCGGAGCAAGCTCCCGCGCCTGATCGGCGGTTAGCGATATGGTTTCGCCGGGCGCACGCCATTGCCCGGCACTCGCACGGCCGGTGCACGCCCGGTCATTGCATGCCCCGAGTCTTCACAAACTCTTCGCCTCTCTGCTGTATGTCGGCGAACGTTGTTTTTGAGGCCACCAACCATGATGTCGCGCTGCCCCTTTTGCCGCTCCAACCGTTCTGGCAAGGACGACACTGCCTTGCTGGAAAACCGCAGTGCGTATTTCCTTCGCAGCCTTGATCCGGTGCTGCAATGCGCGGGAATGATCATTCCCTTTCGACATGTCGGAGCACCCTTCGACTTAACTCAAGACGAGTGGCTCGACACATTCGAGCTTCTCAGCAGAGCCAAGCTGCTACTCGATGAGGAAGGGCCACAAGGCTACAATGTCGGATGGAACATCGGACGGGTGGCGGGCCAGACCGTCCCTCATGTCCATCTTCACCTCATCGGACGGTTTTCTGACGAACCTTTCGCAGGACAAGGAATACGCCATCACTTCAAACATGAAGACAATCGTAGAAGGTCCCAACCATAG